AGTGATTGAGCACATGCGTACCAACCACGCTCCGCTGTCCGGCAGAGCTGTCGTAACCGATTCCGCAGAGGACAAGTTCCGCAGAGCGGCGGTGGACGGCCTGGCCATGCGCTCCGGCGTTTCCGTAGCGCAGCCTGCAGACGGAGCTAACCAGTTCAGAGGCATGAGCCTGCGCGATCTGGCCATCGAGTGCCTGTCTCGCGATGGCAACCGCTCCGCAAGCGAGCTGATCCGCATGAGTTCCGATGACCTGTATTCGGAGCTGTGCAGACAGTTCTACAACCCGACCGCGACCTTCCCGGCCATCATGGACCAGACGATCCGCAAGTCCATCGTGGATCTGTACAATCGTGTACCGACAACCTTCCAGGAGATCACCACGAAGGGATCCCTGCCGGACTTCAAGACCACTGCAGACCATGAGTACGTGATCGGCGGCGTGGGCGATTTCCTGCAGGTACCGGAGAACGGCGAGATCAAGCCGGATGCTCCGAGAACCGAACTGCTGCCGCAGCGTAAGCTGGAGACCTACGGAAAGCAGTTCTCCATGACCCGTCAGGCCTTCATCAACGATGACATCGGCTTCCTGACCAGAGTTCCTGGTCTGTATGCCACTGCCGCGAAGAAAACCATCGACAAGCAGGTCTACAAGCTGCTCTTCGACAACGCCACCATCTTCGATGGCACTGCGCTGTTCACTGCGGCCCACAAGAACCTGATCGGCACCGGATCCAAGCCGTCCCAGGCGAGCATCCAGGAGATGATCCTGCAGATGCAGAAGCAGACCGACCACTTCGGAGATCCGATCTACATGACTCCGAAGACCATCGTGGTTCCGGTCGGCTACGAGTTCGACCTGGCCGTGATCTTCCACTCCGCGCAGGTCACCGGATCCAGCAACAACGATGTCAATCCGCTTTACAACTATCCTCTGCAGATCGTGCAGTCTCCGCTGCTCAACGCCATGGCAGGTGCAAACGCTTGTCCGTGGTTCATGCTGGCGGACGAGGCATCTGCAAGGGGCATCCAGGTCGACTACCTCAATGGGCAGGAGACTCCTACTGTCCGCAGAATGGAGACTTCGGGAACGCTCGGTTTCACCTGGGACATCTGGCTCGACTGGGGTATCTCTGTGCGTGACTTCAGAGGCATCTGCAAGAATCCTGGCGTGGCAATCTAATGAAAGGAGGACAAGACCATGGCAAGTGCAGCATTCTGGCAGAGGGGAGAATCCCTCGATTATAAGAACACTGGATCCACGACCATCGAAGCCAACACCATAGTGGCGTATGGCTCTCGCATCGGCGTGATCGGATGCGAGATCGCTCCGGGCGAGGTCGGGAGCCTTCATGTGACTGGTGTCTTCAAGATGCCGAAGACGGGAACCTCCGCCATCGCGGCAGGGGCCGATGTCTACTGGGACGGTGACGGCATCACCAACGCCTCCAGCGGCAACACGAAGGCAGGCTTTGCAGCACAGGCGGCTGAAGCCTCCGACACCGAGATCCTCGTCAGCATCAACGCGTGACCTTAAGAGCAACACGTCCCGTCCTGTACCGCTCCAGGCAGTACAGGACTGGCGATGTTCTTCCGGGCGATGACGCAGCGATGGTCGAGGCGTGGATAGAGGCCGGGAGCGCGGCGTGGATCGATGACGAGGAGACCACGAAGCCTCCGAAGGCCAAGCGCATGACCGCGCAGCCTGGACGCACCGGATTAAGCTCTGACGGGGATCCGGAAGCTCTGGTCGGGAGGATCCCGGACAAGCCGGAGCGGAAACGTGGAGGAAAGAAGGCATGACATTCAAAGAAGCTATTGCTTCGGATGTGCATGAGGTCTTCCTAAACACCGAGGAATTCTCGGACATGCACCTTGTGAACGGCGTCCCGATGGCGGTCCAGATTGATGACAATGAACAGATCGAGCGTGAGAAGCGGTTCAACCAGAACATGGACGGCATCTTCACGAACCAGAAGCTCATCTACGTGGCGGCTGTGGACTACGGTCCGCTGCCGAAGCAGGGAACCATCATCCGCCTGGACAAGCGATCCTACACGGTGGCCGATGCCATCGAGGAGGACGGCGTCTATTCCATTACGCTGGAGGCGAACAGAGCATGATTACCTATGAGGTAAACAAGGCGGATCTGAAGTACGTTCAGAGCAAGCTGAAGGGAATGGAGTCTCAGGCTCCCAGGGTGATAAAGAACGCCATCAACCAGACCGCACGGGAGGCCAGGAAGAAGCTGGCCACCGGAGCGCAGGCAGCATATACCGTCAAGCAGGCCGGGTGGAACAACCACATGAAGATTCAGCCTGCTACGACCGGAAACCTCATGGCGGTGATCCGGGCGAACGACAAGCCGCTGACGCTTCCTCGGTTCTCTTATCGAGGGAACAAAAAGGGCAAAGGCGGATCCGCAGCAGCTGCCGACATTGTAAAAGGCGGTCTCAAGGAGATCGTGGGCGGCATGGGAATCAAGGCGTTCAAGGCTAATGGCCTGATCATGCAGAGAAGAGGAAAGGAGCGACTCCCGGTTAAGGTGCTCCACTCCAACTCTGTACCGAAGATGATCGAAAAGGTTTATGAAGGCGAGCGAGGTGTTGAGGGAGCACTCAGGGAGCCGATCAACGAAGCACTTCATAACCACATTTCAGAGCAAATTGCAAAACTCGTATAGCGAGGTGAAAAAATGACCGCTTTAGAGTTACAGAAAGACCTCGCTGCCGAGGTCGAAAAAATTCTGAAGGACGTCATCACGAAGGACGTGGACGGCAACCAGAAGTCGGGCGTCACGGCCTACAGGCAGTTCCTGCCGAAGGTCACGGAGGACGATGAGGACGAGACGAAGTTCTTCCCTTACGCCATCATCCGGCTTTCAACGGGCACCACTCCGGACGATTTCACGGCATGGCAGGTCCCGACAGACATTCTGCTGGGCATCTACGATGACGATCCGAAGATGGACGGAGGGGATCACATCATGGTCATGATCCAGCGCATCATCGACCGCTTCTCCCAGGAGGCTCTCCTGGCGCGGAAGTACAGGTGCGAATCAAAGATGGACTGGGCCGTGCAGGACGAGGACACCTATCCGTACTACTTCGGAGGCGTGAGACTCGTGTTTGACATCCCGAAGATAGGAAGGAGTGAACCGATCTATGGCTAAGAAAAAGTCAGAGGCAGTCGCGGAAGAGATCGTGGCCGATGAGGCCGTGATCGAAGAAGCCGCTCCTGCCGAGGAAAAAGCACCAGAGCCTTTGATGTATGTCGGGCCTACCATCCCGGGCATCGGCATCCAGAACAGGGTCTACACGGAGATACCTGCAGGTGCGCAGGAGGCCTTCGGGAAGCTGCCGGAACTGAGGAACCTCTTCCTCAAGATCGAGCAGTATCCGATGGCGGAGAAGATGCTCCGTGATCAGAAAGGATTTGTATTCAGTGCCTTCTCCAAGGCACTCACGCTCAAAGGAGGGAATGAATCATGAGCAAGCATGGAGTTTTTATCTATGAAGAAGGCACGGCCATCTCCGCTCCTCAGATCAGCTCTGCTGGTGTGCAGGTCGTGATCGGTACTGCTCCGGTCAACATGGTCGATGATCCTTCTGCCGTGGTGAACACGCCAATCCTGGCGAATTCCGCGCAGGAGGCGATGGCTGCTCTCGGGTACTCCACTGATTTTCAGAAGTACACGCTGTGCCAGACCATGTACGTCACGAACAACATCTACCAGGTCGCTCCGGTCGTGTACATCAACGTACTGGATCCGGACGTTCACAAGGCTGCTGTCTCCGAGACCGAGGTGGCCGTCTCCAACATGCAGGCCACTGTAGCCATCCAGGGCATTCTGAGAAAGGGCCTCGTGGTCAAGGCAGGAAGCACAACGCTGACTGCAGGCACGGACTTCACCACGGAGTTCGATGAGGATGGCAACATGATCATCACGCTGATCGCAGGCGGCGCAGGAGCTTCCGCGACCACGCTGAAGGTCTCCGGCAACAAGATCGATCCGACCGCTGTCACGGCGGCGAATGTCATCGGTGCCTACAATGCCTCCACCGGGAAGGAAACCGGAGCGGAAGTCATCCGCCAGGTCTACCCGAAGCTGGGTGTCGTTCCGGGCATCCTGATCGCACCGGGCTGGTCCCAGAACTCCACGGTCGGCATCGCTCTGGCGGCGAAGGCGGCGAACATCAACGGCGTCTTCAAGGCCATCGCGCTGGTCGATCTGGATACCGCGCAGGCTACCAAGTACACCGACTGCAAGACCGTCAAGGAGTCCAGCGGCTTCACTTCGAAGTTCTGCTATCCTCTCTGGCCGTGCTTCAAGGTCGGCGAGTACATCTTCGCAGCGTCCGCCATCGCGGCTGCGCTGATCGCGTACACTGACGCGGAGAACGAGGATGTGCCGAGCGTGTCTCCGTCCAACGAGGCACTGGGCATCACCGGAACCTGCCTGGCAGACGGCACCGAGGTGGTCGTTGACCAGGATCAGGGCAGCACGGTGAATACCTACGGCGTGGCCACCGCCATCAACATGAACGGCTGGAAGCTCTGGGGCAACTACACCGGAGCATATCCGTCCAGCTCCGATCCGAAGGACATCTGGCTCCCTGTTCGGAGAATGTTCAACTGGCAGGGCAACAACTTCATCCTGACCTACTTCGAGAAGGTCGATGATCCGATGAACACGATCCTGATCGAGTCTGTCGTGGACTCCGAGAACGTCCGCTGCGCGGCGTATGCTCCGAGACACTGGGCAGGCGCGTCCATCGAGTATCTGGAAGCAGATAACCCGATCACCGACATTCTGGCAGGCAAGATGACTTTCAGACAGCGGATCGCTCCGTACACTCCGGCCCAGGAGATCGACAACATCCTGACCTATGACACGGAGCTGCTGCAGAGCGTACTGGTAGGAGGTGAATAAAGATGGCGAGCAAACTGATTATTCCCGAGGTTCTCAACCACTACAACGTGTACAACGACCGGGCGAAGAAGCTGATCGGTATCTCCGGCGAGATCGATCTGGGCGAGCTTGAGGCGATCACGGACACCATTGAGGGAACTGGCATCCTGGGCGAGATCGAGGATCCGGTCACCGGGCAATTCGCGTCCCTTAAGATCAAGATCCCGTTCGCGGTCCTGTACGAGGATCTGTTCTCCCTGATGAACACGACCAAGCCTCCGCAGCTGACGCTCCGGGCTTCCATGCAGTGCATGGACCCGACCACCGGAGAGACCGGATACTACCCGGTCAAGATCGTGGTCAGAGGCAAGGCGTCCTCCACTACCCTGGGCAAGGTCACCAAGGGCAAGAAGGGCGAGCCGGAGATCGAGCTGGAGATCCTGTACATCAAGATCATGGTCAACGGCAAGACCACGCTGGAGCTTGACAAGCTGAACTTCAAGTTCGTGCTGAACGGCAAAGACATGCTGGCGAAGATCCGCAAGCAGGTCTGATAAGAAAGGAGACTACCCATGGCAGAGGTAACTGAAATCAACAAGAAGGAAGCGGCAGCGGCAGAAGTTCTCGATGAGACCGTCATCAAGCTGTCCAAAACCTACGACTTCGAGGGCGAGAAGATCAAGACGATTGATATGTCCGGCCTGGAAACGATCACGGCGAACGATATGATTAAGGCGAACAAGATCCTTAACAACTCCGGAACCGTGACCGTCCTGCCGGAGACGAACCTCGAATATACTCTCATCATCGCAGCGAGCGCGAGCGGTCTGCCCATCGAGTTCTTTAAGATACTCGCACCGAAAGACGCCATGAAGGTGAAAAACCGCGTGACGAGTTTTTTCTTCGGAGAGGAATAAGGCTCGATGAGACCACGGAGCTGAGAAAGCTCTGCCTTGTGCTGTCGATGAATTTAAGGACAGGCTTGGATTATTTTCTGAGCCTGTCCATTTTTGATTTATTGGACATCTGCGATGAACTGAAGGAGGTGAACAAGCAGTGAGCGAGTACAAGATTGCCATCCAGATCGCAGGCCAGCTGGAAAGCTCATTCAACTCCGCAATCAGCGGAGCGCAGAAAGGCTTGTCCGCTCTGGGAGGCATCGGCAAGGTCGGCGCGGCGAGCATCGGCCTTGCAAAAAACGCATTGCTGGCCACGGGAGGTGCTCTGGCAGCGGTCGGCGCGGCAAGTATAAAGGTCGGATCCGACTTCGAGTCGGCCATGTCCTCTGCTGCCGCGACCGCAGGAGCAAGCGCGGAAGACTACGCCAAGATGGAGAAGGCGGCGATGGAGATGGGAAAGACCACATCCAAGACCGCAACCGAATCGGCGAACGCTCTGGAGTATATGGCTCTGGCAGGCTGGGACGTGGACACGTCCATCCAGGCCCTGCCGTCTATCCTAAAGATGTCCGAAGCATCCGGCATGGAGCTGGGCAGGACTTCGGATCTGGTCACGGACTCCATGTCCGCGCTGGGCGTGACAGTGGACGAGCTGCCGAAGTACCTCGATGTGGCGGCGAAGGCCCAGAACAAATCCAACCAGTCTGCAGAACAGCTGATGGAGGCGTACCTGGGTGTCGGCGGCGTCATGAATAACCTGGGCGTGCCGCTGGAGGAATCAGCCACAGCCCTGGGCGTGATGGCGAACAGAGGTATCAAAGGATCCGAAGCAGGAACCGCTCTGAACGCGATCATGACAAACCTGACCACAGGCACCGGGCAAGCCGGAAAGATGATGGAGAAGCTGGGCGTGTCGGCATTCGACTCGGAAGGCAACTTCATCGGACTGCATGAAACCCTGTCGCAACTGAACACGGCCCTGGCAGGGTGTACGGAAGAGGAGCGGAACGCGGCTCTCGCGGCTATCGGCGGCAAGACGCACGTGGATGCTCTGAACGACCTGATGATGGGCCTCAACACCACGAACGAAGAAGGCGTGACCGAGTGGGAAGCTCTCACGAAGGAGCTGGAGAACGCGGACGGCGCACTGGAAACAATGCGGAACACGAAGCTGGATAACCTGCAGGGAGACCTGGCCACGCTCGGATCCGCAGCGCAGGATGCCGGGATCAAGATCTACAAAAAGCTCCAGGGACCGCTCCGGGACGTGGTGCAATACGGCACGCAGCAGCTCTATCGCCTTTCGGATGCACTCGAAGCCGGAGGCTTCCAGGGCATGGCAGAGGAGCTGGGCGCGGTACTGGCTGACGGTCTGGAAGAGATCGTGGGCTACGGTCCGCAGCTTGTCTCGGCGGCAGGCGGTCTTGTGACTGGCCTGATGACCGGACTGCAGAACAATGCTCCGTCCCTGGGCAACTCGGCGGCAGTGCTCGCTTCGAGTCTGATCCAGGGCTTCATTAACTGGTACGCAGACTTCTATGTCACGGGCTTCATGCTCCTGCGGTACTTCCTGGAGGGCCTCGTGACGCAGATGCCGCAGATCATTCAGACGGGCATCCAGGCAGTGCAGAGGCTGACCACAGGGATCCTCTCGCAGCTGCCGAGCATCATCCGCTCCGGCGTTCAGCTGATCGTCTGGCTCCTGCGCGGAGCAACGGCCATGCTGCCGATGCTGATCACCTTCGCGGCACAAGCCATCACGCAGCTGGCGGATGGACTGGCCGAAGGAATGCCCGACATCATCGTGGCAGGCCTTCAGCTTATGATGGCACTCCTGGCGGCTGTGGTTTCGGCCATTCCGAGCCTGCTCTCTGCAGGCCTGCGGCTTGTCCAGGGAATCGGTCAGGGGATCCTGGCCGGACTGAACTACTTATTCACGGACGGCGTCCAGATCATCATCAGCCTGATCCGGGGCATCCTGGCGTCACTGCCTGCCCTGATT